CTGTCATGTCACTACAGAAGATCAACCGTGTTCTACCACTTTCAATCTTCTTTTGACTAACCAATTCATCCTTCAAATACGCTAGGTATCTCCCCTCATCCATACTACCCCTTTCAATTTGAGAGTTTAACTCAAAAACTCTCTGTTCAAAGCAAGGGGTAGCTTCAAACTCTTTACCATTCCATTCCAGAAAGCTTTGCTTGCCGGGCTTATCTCTAAGCTTGACAAGAGGGTATCCCGGAGAAGTTGACACATTCACAGCGCACAATTCCCCTGGGATACCGTTTATAGCTTCCTTGAGTGAAAAAGTCCTTTTCCCGCAAGGCCATGTTAAGTTATCCTCATAATACCGAAACATGTCCTCGCAGACCATCTTGAGTTGCTCTTCATCAATCTCCGGTTGGTTACGATCCAAAGTGTCATTTATCATAACATTTAATGGGTCTTTACCTCCGGATCTTGGATCATCACTACTCAAGATGTCCGGGCTCTTCTCATTACTCCAAGGGAGATGAGATGAGATCATACTCTTACTAAGATTTGAAATCTTTGGCAAGAATACGATCTCATCCCCACTCACCTCTTCAGCTCTAAGCAAGTTCTCACCTGCATAGCTCTGACCACGTGGCACCATACCCTCATCAAAGGTGAAAACTGGTCCTTCCAACATCTTCAACAGAATCTCCTTCGTTAAGATATGTGCCACACCGTACGGCCCCGATCTTGATGAGCCGCCTGCAATGTGCATCCCCATGTACTTCCCAGGAAGGAAGACACCGGAACTGCGCACTACAAGACCGCAATCGCCTTCTTTCACATCTGTATAATACACCAGACAACCATGAAGAACCCTATTAGGGTTGTCATAGCACTGGTATGTCATAGAGTTGTGATAGTTGGCGTTGCCGTGTCTCGCGTTAGGCCCCAGACCAATTTCAACTTCTCCCCTTTTAAAACGGGAGACGTCTCCATCAGTCCAGAATTTACCAACAATATCAGGGGAATTTTGAATTTCTGTGATATATGTCGGTATCCTTCCAACAGCGAGATCTCGTTCAAAGTCAACCTCAAGCCTCAAATCAGAAAACTTCATCTTAGCTCGACTATCTCCCCAAACGAATTCCAACTCCTCCGATACATCCACGTAACGATCTTCATGCTCCAACCATAATCCATGAGCCATGGTAATAAACGCCCTCCCCTTTAAGGGGATAACGTAATTCTTACTACCACGGTATGAAAAATAGCACTGTTTCAAAGGACCGTTACCCTTCGGCGAAACTGCGTGTGCATAGTTAACCAACT